AGCATTGTTGGTTACCTCCACCAAGGCAACGTACTCCTCACGCATTGCCTCGTGCTCAGGGCAGAGGTCAAAGCCCATGAAGTTGTCGCGTTCAAGAGAATCCTTCAGCCGCTTGTCGAGCAGCACGACGAGGTAGTGCTTGGCGTAGCAGATGGGGCAGATCTTGAAGCCCATGCCAACGTGAGACTTGGTGTTCATGCTCTTGCGGGATGTGACTTTGACTGACATGATTAACTCCTTTTGTGTGTGAAGAAAAGTATAGTGCAGTTGCATACTATTGCAACCACACGAATGCAACTATTTAGCGACGGTGCGACGGGCTTTGTGGAAGATAGCCACTGCCTTGTGGTTCTCCTTGATGAAGCGCACGGTGTCCTCGTACTCATCCTTGTCAGCGAGGAATGTGGCTCGCGTCCAGACGTGGGCAACCCTTGTGGGCTTAACAAACTCGCGCATCTCCTGTGGGAGAGCGTTGAAAGACTGACCGTTACGTTTTGTACGCATGATGAACTCCTTGGTTTGCGTAGTGGGTTGCGACATTGCTTCCCAATGCCAAAAAGCCGCGAGTGCAGCAGCTTCTTGGCGAGGGACTAGGCGTAGATGACGTGGCTGCGCCCATCCTCGAACGCCTCTAGCGCGAGGTCTCGGCTTGAGTAGGTGATGCCTGCTGCCTCGCTAGGCTTCGTGATGATGTAGTTGGTCGGGCCTTCAGCGTTGCTGTACTCCCGGTCAATCTCCTCCATGACGGAGGTGATGTCGGCCCTGACGTAGCGCACTTGGCCAGAGTAGGCCACGTTGTCGCAGTCTCGGCCTGACCAGACCACAGCAACCCAGCCGGGGTGCTTGCTTGGTACGCTGGCGTGAACGCCTTTGTGGTCACGATAGCTATGCTCAGCGCAGCTACCTATCGCCCTGTGGATGCTGAGTATCCAGAGTGCAGGCTGAATGTCCTCGAACTTGATGTCCTCGAGGTTGTGTGCCAGCAGTTGTGCTGCGAGGAGGTGGGCTTTGCGCCGTGTTGCGCGGTTGGCGGACTGGTTCTGGTGGTTGTTGCGTGTGTTCATGCTGGTACTCCTTTGTTGTGCATGAGGCAGGAAAAGCCCTGTCAACGCCAAAAAGCCCCGCGAGGGGCTAGTTGTCGCCATTGCTGGCTTAGCAGGTGAGACCTGCCTTGGCGTGAGCGACCAGCCGAACGTATCGACTGAAGCTGGTGATGGGGCTGTAGCCCTTGCTCTCTGCGTCGAGGCAGTGCAGGGTGTAGGCGAGGCGCAGGTTTGCGAGGGACATGGTGAACTCCTTTGTGTGTGCAGCCGCAACATGGGCTACCAACGCCAAAAAGCCGCACGAGGCGGCGATTGGTCAGGTCAGGTCGATGACCCTGAGCAGTGGCCAGTTGCGTGCGACCCATGCTTTAGCCTTGGCGACAGCCTCTGCCTGCCCGTAAAGCCCCTCGTATGGGTAGCGCATAACCTCCCACAGAACGGTGTTGACCTCGACGAACGGGAACTCGTCCTCGTGGTCATACTCCAAGCTGATGCGAACGTGCGGTGCTTCCATGTCGTACTCCTTTGTGTGTTGACAACGCCAAAAAGCCCCGTGAGGGGCTGGTTGGTGGCGATGGCCTAGAGCAGTACGAAGGACTCGTCCTCCGAGTGCTTGATGCCATGCACCGGGTATGTCTCCTTGCCTGCCTTTCCACGCGACTGCATAACAGTCACGATGTACTGGGCTTGGACAACTGAAACGGTAGCGACGTATGGGCATCCTGGACCCATGCACCGCTGATACACCCGTAGGAATATCCAGTCGTGGGCCTGCTCGGGGGTAATGTCGTCATCCAAGCGGGTAATCAGGTAATAGGCGTCTTTCCCGTCACAGCCGTTGTCGATTTCACCGATGCGCCGGACTCTTATTTCGGCTTCATCAGGCAGCATATCTCACGCCCACGACGGCGTTACTGTCGAGCACAAACCACCCGTCACGGGTGGCTGTGTTTGTGCTCGCCGCCTCGTCCAGGAGGCGGCCAACTGCCACGGCAATCGCCGTGGCCGCCTCGACGGATGGGGCTGGATCAGTCTTGATCCAGCCACCAAGGCGGGAGTCATCCCGCACAAACGTAAATTTGATGTTCATTTGGTAGTAGGCTTCTGGCCTGCCCATGTGGTCTTCGCACAAGAAGCGCTGCGCTGTCGCCTCGTGCGTACCGCCCCACATTGAGACGAGGCAAGCCTGTGGATCACCGATAGGTGTTGGCTTGTCGTGCTTGTATGTGCTCATGTGCGTACTCCTGTATGCGGAGAGACATTCCCCGCTTCAACGCCAAAAAGCCGCGCTAGGCGGCTCCTTGTCTCAGGCGCTTAGGCCATGAGCTTGCGTGCGATCAGGTCCACGACTTCCTTCATGCTCGCCTGGTTGGCTGCGAGCGCAAGGAGCGAGGTTTCCATGTTCGTCACACGGCTCGTGAGCACGTCAACGCGCTCGTTGGTGCGGGCGAAGGCGACTGCCTTTGGCTTGGGCACCACGACCTCGGCCTTGGGCGCAGGAGCGGCCTTTGGTGCCTTCGCGGGCTTGGACGCGGCCTTCGCGGGCTTAGGCGCGACCTTTGCTGCGGCCTTGCCGGCCTTGCCGGCCTTGCCGGCCTTGCCGGGCTTGGCGCGCGCCACGATGGCGTCGGCCTCAGCCGTGCGACCCCACGAGCGCAGGGCAGCGACTGTCACCTTGCCAGCAGCTTCGCGCTTGGCCATGCGACGGGCGAGTTCCGCAGCGTGTGCGGGTGATGTGGGTGCAAGAGCGCGAAGTTCTGCGCCAGAGAGAGCGATGAGGGCGTTTGTGTGGCTCATGGAAAACTCCTTGTGTGTGAGCGTGATCGGGTGGTTCAACCGTGAACCGTTGCCGATAAACAACAAGATTCCTACCTTCCTTCGGAAGCTGCGGGCACGGGCGCTCGCGGGGCGCGGGCACATCCGGGAGCGTGGGTGGGCGTATTGATGCGCGTGTATGTGAGCGCTCACTAACGTGCGAGGCCCGTCTCCCCCTAGCAAAGGCGGTGACAGAGGGGGGGGCAGGGGCCGTCCCGCCGTTCGCTCGCGCGTTTACCAGTGACTAGCCCCCCGAAAATTTCCAGCAACTTTTCCAATCTCCGGCTTCCGCCAGCTTCCTCCGGCCCCTCCAGCCTCTCCAGCTTCCGCTGGCATCACCCTCCCCCACAATGCAACTCTCGCAACTCCGCAACCATGTGCGTTTTGAAAACGCATCTGGCTTAACCCTATGGCCACCAAAGTCATCAAGCGCAACGATTACGTCTCCACTACAGACCCAGCAGACCCTGATGCGGTGCCCGCTTTCGAGAACAGCGCGGGTATCAAGCCGAAGGACTCTGGCCGCAGGACGAAGCCAGTAGTCGTCAACAAGTACGCCCTTGAGAACTTCAACAAGGACGTTGACCCGGTTGTCCAGAAGAATCAACTGGAGGCTGCGAACGTAGCTGCCCTCTTCGCCAAGAGAGCCATCAGGCCAGATGAGATCGCTGCTCTCCGCAGGCGGATGTTTGAGGTGGTAGCTGACGGCCTCAACGATGTGCAAGAGGTGATCGCTGGGAAGAAGCAGTGGAACAACGTCCAAGTACGCCTCTTCGGGATGCTCACGGAGAGGGTTATGCCAAAGCTCTCCAGCATCACGGTAGAGGACAACACCTCGAAGAAGCTCGAAGACCTCTCCATCGAGGAGCTTGAAGCATTGGCCCTTGGCAAGAAGAACCATGAGGCCATCGACGCAGTGGTCAAGACTGGCCAAGCGCTAGACACAGAGGCAGAGGAGCATGAGAAACGCTCTGCTGGCCCGAAGCTCTCCAAGCTGAAGCACATCGCCAGCATTGATGAGGCAGAGAAGGTGGTAGCGAGGAAGAGGGCTACGCCGAAGAAGGAGCCAGTCCTAAAAAAGCGGTAGTGCCGAAGCCTGCTTCCATCAAGAACTTGGAGGGAGGCGTCGGCAAAGGCGGAAGGACGCTACAGGATATTTGGCGGAGCAAGGGGTTCTCCGAAGAGGAGATCGCTCGCAAGACGGCTGACAGGATTGAGTTGATCAGAGCGGTAAAGGCTCGCAATTGGGCCTCTCGTAATGGCAAAGAGGTGTCGGAACTGTTCCTTGGCGAAGGGGTTACGGCAGCGTATGCCATCCATGACACGAAGAAAGCGCTCAACAAGGAGTTCAGGCAGTCTCCGCTCAAGGGGGTTAAGCACCAGAGCACGATTCTGAAGGAGCAACAGAGGAGACAGAGGGCTGCTGACAGGCATCGGGAGGCGATAGAGAACCCGAAGGTCAGAGGTTTGCAAGGAGTACCCGGTCTCACGTTGGATGAGGACGGAACGATTGGTTTGGCTGAGCTGAAGAGGCAGAGGCCAGACTTTGTTTTCATCAAAGAGGAACCCTCGGCGGAGATGATTCGCATCCACAACGAGAAGGTTGCCAAAGGACATAAGGATAAGAAGCGCCATGCCCGTTATTTCACAGATTAGCCAGAAGGATGCAGCCCTATACCTGCTGAAGTTGAAGCAGAGTGCCAACAGCTTCACCGGGTTTATGGACTACTACTACGACTTGGAGTGGGAGAGCTTCCACCGGGAGATGCAGGATGTCTTGGACAGGCTGGAGAAGGATGCTCTGGTGTCTGCCGGGGGGAATCCTGTGAGGAATGTGCTCCTGACAATGCCTCCACGTCACGCCAAGAGCTTCAATGCGACGGTGAACTTCCCAGCCTACTGCATCATGCGTAAGCCGCTGCGGGAACTGATGGTGAGTTCGTACAACAACGACTTGGCTACCACCTTTGGCCGTGGCACCAGAGAGATCGTGATGGATCAGAAGGCTCGTAAAGCGTTCAAAGACTTTGGACTGAGCAAGGAGACCAGAGCGGTGGACTTCTGGAAGACGACAGCCGGAGGAGCGTACTACTCGGTTGGCTTGAACGGAACTACGACTGGCCGTGGCGCCAATGGCCTCTTCGTTGATGACCCGTACAAGAGCCGGGAGGAGGCGGATTCGACGATTCAGCGCAGGAAGGTGTGGAACTTCTACACCTCGGGCTTGCTTTCCCGCCGTCAGCCAGATCTGGATGGCCAGCCTCCGTTCCAGATCGTGACGCAGACGCGCTGGCACCCGGATGACATGGCCGGAAGGATCATGGAGAGTTCGGAGTTCAAGAGGGGGGAGTGGCTGCACCTGAACTTTCAGGCTCTGACGAAGAAGGAGAGAGGAGTCTACGTCCGCAGGAACGATCTGCCAAAGGATCACCCGGGCTATGTGCCGAACGTGACGGTGGAGAAGCTCAAGACTGGTAAGAGAGGGGCAGGCAGAGGCATCTTGGACAGGAACGTCAACGGCTCTGCCAACGTGGCTGAGGTTGAGGTAGCCCTTTGGCCGAAGCGCTTCCCCGTGCCATGGCTACATCAGCAGAAGGCTACGCTGGGAGACCGGGAGTTCGAGGCTTTGTACCAGCAGAACCCGTACATCCTCGGAGGGAACATCGTCAAGGAGGGCTGGTTCAAGAAGTACAAGGAGCTGCCAGAGTTCCACGCCTTGGCCATAGGGGTTGATACAGCCTTCAAGAAGGGCCAGACGAACGACTACTCCGTGTTCACGATTGCCGGTATTACGGAGATGGGCGACATCTACATCCTCAGCGTAGTGCGGGAGAAGCTGGAGTTTCCGGATCTGAAGAGGAAGGCCATAGCGTTGAATGTCGTCTACCGTGGCAGGGGGCTGAGAGGGTTCTGGGTGGAGGACAACGCCTCTGGCCAATCGCTGATTCAGGAACTGAGGACTACGGCGGGCATTGCTGTCATCCCGTGGAAGCCCGGAGCCAACGACAAGGTGGTGAGGGCGCAGGGGATTACTCCGCTGATCGAGGCCGGGAGGGTGTTCATTCCGGAGGAGGCGGAGTGGTTGGATGATTGGCTGAGCGAGTTGAGCAGCTTCCCAAGCTCAAAACACGACGACCAGATGGACAGCTTGGTGATAGTTTTGGACGTACTCAGCCGGATGGTTGTGACCGGGATGAAGGAGTTCTCGGCTCCGATTGGGGATCTAGTGACCCAGAATGGACTCAGGGATCTGTTATTTGGGGGGCAGGAGCTGCGATCAGACCCTAATGGATGGCAGGGTAGCGGGGGCTTCGCAAAATCGATTGCAGGCGGTTCTGATGCGTTTGGCGGATCAGGCCAATGGAAAGGGTGGGGGATGTGAAAGAAAGCCCCGGAGGTTGCAGCCTACCGGGGCCAAGGCCATGGGAACCAACGAAAAAACATGGCACACACTCAGGACTCACAATGACAACCGAAGCAGTCGGTTGCGATTCTACGCAACTTTTGCAACTGCGACGGCGTAGCGGTTGAACTTCTCCTTGCCAAGCTCCTCGTCGCTGAGGACGACAAACGGGATGGAGCGCTTGATCTTCAGGACTTTCTCGGAGTAGCCAAAGGCCAAGTAGAGCGGGTTGAGGATGACATCCTCCTCGTAGTAGGCCGTGCCAGCCCTCTCGGCCAAGGTGAGGTAGTTGATGTAATTCTCGGACTTCCACTTGACGACCCGGCCTTTGCGGATGAGGCGGATGATGGCCTCCTTGAAGCTCAGGCCATGAATCCCGGTGAGTAACTTCAGGTCGTCTTCGCTTGCTGCCAAGTCTCCTCTGGCTGTCAGGGCGGCAATGATGGCAGTCTCGATGATGGGGTTTGGGTTTCCTCTGCGGCCCATTTCAGTTGGCCTTCCGGTAGAGGTGGACGTTGGATGCTCGGATCAGTCCGGAGATTTGCTTGACGTTGGAGGACGGAGGGCCATCGAGGTTGATGCCTCGCTCGAACTCTTTTGCCATCCGGGCATGGGCTAGGTCTCCAATGTCGTCGTCGGTGAAGGAGGTGTTGCCGTTCGACGTTTTGAACGTACCGGGCTTTGTTGTGGAAGTTAGTAGACGCTCACATACCGATCTTGGAACTGTATCCCATTGGGGCTTAACTTCGGAAGTTAGTGGACGCTCACTTTGCTGAGGCGACGAAGGAGCCGAAGGGTATTCACTATCTTGAACCTCTTTCTTGTTATCTCTTTCTTGTAACTCTTTCTTTATAGTGGGGGCATCGGTGCGGGGGGGGTGGGGGTCTCCATGCAGGGGGGGTGGGGGCACTGGTGCAGGGGGGGTGGGGGCATCTGCGCCCCCACTGCTCTGGTGCATGGGGGTCTCTGTGCGGGTGGTCAGAGAAGAAATTGCCCTCACGTCCCGGCCCGCGTAGACCATGTTGCCGCCAGATTCCCTGTACCTAACGCTGTTGTATCCGTGCTCCTGCAACTTGGCTAAAGCCCTTTTTACGGTGTCCGGGTGGAAGCCGAGGGCTTCTGATATTTGCGCTGGATGCACAGCCCAGACAGAAGGTCTGCCAAGTAGGTATACCTGAATCAGCTTCTCTGTTGGCGAGAACCTGTTGTCTGTGATGAAGTCGTTCGGGACTCTGGAGAACCCTATCCCATCGGGTATTGATTTATCGATCATTCCGGCTTGTCCAGCTTAATGCGCTTGAAACCTTCACGCTCCCTTGACCAGTCGCGGATTATTCGGTCAACGAATCCGCCTTTGTGGTCTGTGACTATGGTGGTGTATCCGGCCTTGTGCAGACGCCCAAGAGCGTATCTGGCCGCAGATACGGAAAACATACTTGGGAAGTCTTCCGCTATTGATGAGGGGGTGACAACGTATCCGCGTGGCTGCAACAGTAGCAGCAGCAATAGTCTGAGTGGTTGCCCAGCTATCCTGTTGTCGAAGATGGCGTTAGCGCAAATTGGCGCCGATTGGCGCCCTTGCTCTGGCGAATCAAGAATCATAGATCTCTCCAAAAGGCAGACTCCAAGTTGAAAGTTCCGGAGGTCTGCTGGTTAAGCACGGTCAAGGAATCTGCCTATTGGAAAGATCTTGACCTCAATACGCCTTTCAAAGCGTCCCATAATAGTAGCATCAGTTGCGTACCCTAGCAACCTTTTCTGGTACAAACAGCGCCATGAATACCGCATGGTTTGACTATCGCTCGACCACGTCCGAAGACGCGGTAGTAGCCGACCTCGCCCCATTAGTTGACAAACTGATGGGCTACAACGACATCTCAGAAGACCTGACACAAGAGCAAGAGAAGCGCATGGTTGAGTACGTCAGGATCATCTCCAAGATGTCCTACGACTCGATCTCCCAGCGCTACGACTCTTGGCTTGAGGCTGACCGGGCGCACGACTTGTACGTCCCGGCAGACTCAACCAGCTTTCGGAACAAGGTCGTCATCTCCGACACCCGGGCGATCTCTGATACGGTGCTCACCTATTTCATGGCCGCGATCACTGGCCGCAACCCCATGTTCCAGCTTGAAGGCGTCAACCGTGACAGCCGCAAGCCCTCCGTCCTGCTTGAGCGCGTGCTCCACCAGCAGATGAGAGCCGGGGCCGGGGAAGCCAGATTGGCCCAGCAGTTCCTTGACCTACTCCGATATGGCACAGCGCCGACCAAGTGGATCTGGAACAACAAGCAGAACACCAACACAATCATAAATTCCGACCCGAGGAAGACATTCCCAGACCCACGCGCTCCGGCAGGAGACGTGGAGAAGATGCAGTTCATGGTCTTCTCCGACCACGCATCAGGGTCAACTCTCCGGCGCTCAGGGATGTACCCGAAGCTCCAGAAGTACCCACGGATGCTGGACAACTCAGCAGTTGTCAGCGGATGGGGCAGCCACCAGTGGCACAAAGACAGCGGGAAAGGGTGGAACATTGACCCGAACACACAAATGGACGGTAGTTATAACTACCAGTTCAAGGTTGGCCGTAGCCACGTTGTTGACGAGGCTTGGATCTGTTTCAACGGGTACGAGCTTGGGATGCCACAGCTTGGCGAGGTCTGGATGGTCATCACGATCTTGGACGAGCGGTTCGTCATTCGAGCGCAGCTCAGCCCGTATGGCCGTCAGATCCCGGCAACCAACCCCGGCTTCGGCTTCGATTCGCACAAGACGCACCAGCAGAGCTTGTACGACATCCTGATGCCTCTGCACGATCTTGGCACTTGGATGCTCCGCAGCCGGGTGGACAACGTGCAGGCCGCTCTCAACAACCTGATCTTCGCTGACCCGACCAAGGTAGCGATCCACGACCTGATCAACCGGAACCCATGGGGCGTTGTCCGTACTCTCCCAGGAACGAAGCCCGGAGAAGGCGTCCACATCGCAACGATCCCAGACGTGACCTCTGGCCACTACCGCGACATCCAGTTCCTGTCAGACATGAAGCAGCGGGTTGCCGCAGCATCTGACGCCCAGCAGGGTATGCCGACTTCCGATGTCCGGACGGCGACAGAGATCCAGCGCCTGAGTCAGCTTGGCTCGCAGCGCCTTGGCGTTCTATCGCGCGTGATCTCCGCGACTGGCATCCGGCCCGGGGTGCGGATGATGGTTGCCAACATTCAGGATGCGCTGGACTACTCCGGCTCTATCCGGGTGCCGCAGGATCAGCAGAACGACATCCTGCGCGGCTTGGACAACAACGGCTACGTTGACTACGACATCTCGATGCTGCAAGGCCAAGTCGAGTACATGGTCGTGGACGGCACGCTGCCTCTGGAACCTACCCGCTCTCCAGACACTTGGATGCAGATCCTTCAGACGGTTGGCAAGGCTGGCTTGATGATGGAGTACGACACCGGACGCATGGTTGAAGAAGCCATCAGATCCATGGGCGTGCCAGACGTTGACCAGTTCCGCGTCTCGCGCGAGCAGATCCAGCGCGACGGCCTCTCCCCAAGCCAGCAGCTGGCAATCATGGAGAAGACCCGTGGCCAGTCATCCGTCATGCCAATGGATCAGCTTGAAAGCCAAGTGACCAAGGGCAACCTCGTACCTATTAGGGAGTCAGCATGAGCCAACCCACAGCGGAGCAGCTCGCTCCAAACATCGACCCTGCCGTCAGGGATTACATCGAAGCGTATGTCCGCGAGGTGGTAGCCAAGGCCCGCATCGAAGCGAAGACCAACACAGCGAACATGGTTCAGTTGGCCACGCACATGGAAACCCGGCTCGCTGAGCTGGAGCATTTCGAGCGGGAGGTTCGTAGCCACCTCGGCATCTTCATTCCGGAGTAAAGCATGGGATACCAAATCACCCGGCCAGACGCCGAACAGCTCAGATTTAATAGCTCGACCAACGGCCCAATCGTCCTTGACGACTACTTGGAAGCGGCTGAGCTTGGCGGTAGGGCACTGTCGGCGCTGCTGCTAGATCTGTTCAACAGCTCTGGAGTTCTCCGCACTCTGGCCACTCCGGCTGAGGTGACGGCTGCGATTAACTCCGCTGCGGCTGCTGCGGCCTCTCAGGTTGCCGCCTACAACTCGGCGCAAGCTGCTGCGGCTTCTGCCGCGAGCATCGCTGGCGGGCCAGTTACAAGCGTTGCCGGGAAGAGTGGCATCGTCACGCTTGTCAAGGGAGATGTTGGCCTTGGGAATGTGGACAACACATCAGATGCAACGAAGCTCGCAAGCACGTCTACGCTAACAAACAAGACAATAGCTCTTGGCAGTAACACGGTAAGCGGGACGCTGGCGCAGTTCAATGCAGCCTGCACAGATGCAGACTTCGCTACCACATCTGTTCAGAGTTTCTCCGGCGCTCAGCGTGGCGCAATCTCTGGACTCACTGACGGGGCCACAGTAACGCCAAACTTTTCACTGGCGAACAACTACAACCTGCGTCTTGGCGGCAATCGAACCCTAGCGGTTCCGACCAACGTAGTGCAAGGCCAACAGGGATTGTTCAACATTTGGCAAGACGACACAGGCTCACGAACACTCGCATATCAGTGGGTCTATTCGTGGGCTGGCGGCAATGCCGGAACGCTGTCAACCGCAGGATGCACTAGAGATATGCTGGCCTACAGCGTGGATTACTACTCATCCGGCGCGTTCACGGTGACCATCGCTACACCCGGCGTGTTCACGAAGTCTGCTCACGGCTTCATTAGCGGACAGAAG